CAACACTTTAATGTCATTAATAATAGAAATAACATTGTTTAGTTCAGTTAAGTTCATTGACATTAACTCTTTTTGCATCACTTTATTCATAATATACTCTCTCTCGTTGTTGTTAAACTTTATCTTACTTGATCAATATACCATGTTATGATAACAAAGTCAAGTCTTTTTTTCATTTTATTTACAATCCAGCAACTTTTGATAGGATATATAACATTACCCAAACAAAAACTGCGAACCATATTAATGATTTAATCATATAATTCCTTCCTTCCAGCATATATCTGCTAGTTTATATTCAAGACGATACGCTTCTTTTTCCCAAGGCAAATCGTAGTACTTAGTTCCTTTCTTTACCTTAGTTTTTTTCCATCTGGCTCCATCATCGCCCATCTCGTTTTTTGCATACTGTTTGATGTGAACCATTTCGTGGCAAACAGCAACAATCAAATCTTTCACTTTCATTGATTTCTCAAGTTCAATAGTGAAAGTCCTATTATCATCTTCCATATAAGCATATCCAATAGCATCCTCATTCTTCCCAAATTTCTTTAGGTCGATGGTAATGAATAGTGTCCTATAACGAGGTAATAATTCTTTAATCATTCGTCCAGCAACAGCGTAACAGATTTCTCTTTGAAACTTGTTCCCACCTATGCATTCAATAAAATTCATATTTAACCTTTCTTTCTGACTATATGATCATGATCGCATATTTCTAGCCAAATGTCAAGTCTTTTTTGTTATCATAACATATTGATTTTATTGACTTTTTTAAAAAAGTTAAAAAAAAGTGGGGCGATAAAGCCCCACTTTAGGTGATAGATAGTCATATTTGGTGGTTATTTGAGAGAGAGAGGAAGACCACCCATAATATAATCAGAATCAAATAATATGATTTCAATCAACTACCCATCTATTCGGCGGAATTCTTCGTTCCACCCGAATGCCGTTCTAACTACATCTTTTGACAATCCCTTGTATACTTGATGTAATTTTTTATCTTTTGCATCAATAACAACTTGAGCTTCATTTTTGTGAAGTCCTTCAAGCATTCTGATGAACATACCTTCACGTTTGAACAATGGTATTTTATCTGCACCACCCTTAATAAAGTTGAATAGAATTCTACTCTCATGTTCTAACATAGAGTGTTCTGTTCCTTCGGGAACATCATTAGGTGTGTAAGGTGTATCACCTTCTGGGAACACCCATTCGATGTTGGGGTCAAACGATGATTTCAAAATCATTCGTAATCCCTTGTTATCATTCTCTTTGAGAATTGCAATCTTCTTTTCTTTAGTTTTTGCTTTACCAACCTTGTCCAGAATTTCTGAAATCAATGGTTGATATGTCTTTCTTGGATTATTCATTAAAAGTCTCCGATGTTTTCCATTAAAGTATTTAACCGATGTTTGATGAAGTAGTTTAATAGTCCACTTCTATTACCAATTTCGGCAGATAAAAATGTATCAATACATTTCTGCTTGATTTCTGTGGGAGCACATGATAGGTCTATGAGTTTTTGATTACGCTGATAGTTTCTCATCATATCTTCATTACAGAAATCTTCTGGTTCTAGGTCTACCCAAGTTTCTAGTTTCTTCTTGGATATAGGACGTTGCCTCAATTCATCAACAAATGTATTATCTGGTGATAGGAAGTTAGGAACTCCATCACTTCTGTCACCTTTTAATATGTGTCCTTTTATATAGGTAGAAGCATCTTCGCCATTAATGAATTTCTTCAAAACAGGCGAATACTGTTTGACAAAGTTATTACCGTGTAATTGGATGAAATCTTTATCGCCAGACACAATCATAACTTTTTCATATCGTGTTGGATCTTCTGATATCCAGAATACAACTGAAGCGATGATGTCATCTGCTTCTGCTTGTTCTACCTCTAGAACTTTATAAGGAAAAGTCTCTTTTAGTTCATCACGAATACTATTAAGTAATTCGTAAATTTCGTTCCAATCTAGACTATCCTCTTTACGACCCTTTCTACGAGCCGCTTTGTAATTGGGGAAGTAATCCCTTCTCCAATTATTTTTACTGTCATAGGTCAAGACAAGTTCACCATATTCACTAGTAAACTTAGACCTGTAACTTCTTAGTGAGTTAAGTACCATATGGCGTACCATAGATGGGTCTAACTTATTCTCACGTTTACTTCCAATTTGCATCATCAAGTTAGACAACACCACTTGGTTCATATCAACTAATATCATAATTCATACCTAAGTTGGAGCGGGTGGATGGTAATGCACCACCTTCTATTGGTTGGAAACCTATTGTAATACTTTTATACTACACCCGCTTATATTAACTTATATCCTCTTCTTCATTATTAAATAATTCACTTATTTGCTTTAAGTCTATATCAGTATACCACTTGTTATCGTCTTTGTCAAGGGATAATTGACATAAAGTATCCATCATAGAAATCATGGGATGTTGGAAACCCATATCCCTATACAATATTGCTTTAATAGTTTCACTTAGAAAACTCAAATCGGCAATGAACCTTTCGTTTCGTATATCTACATCATTCTGTTCCATATTATGTATCATTGATACCATAAGTCCTTCAACCATGTCATCAGCGAACTTTAAATCTTCTTGTAATTTTAATGCATCCATATCAACAATTAAAGGGGCTTGTAGTCCATTATATATTTTTGGGAATTGTACAACATTGTCCTTCTTTTTGTCATCCATCTACCATATCCTTTTCCCATACCATTCCTATATCTGGGTAGAAAATACCTACAGATCTTTTTGGTGTACCGTCTGGATAGTATGCCATTGTTGTGCATCTCCACTGAACCTTATTACTCATATGTTCACCGTAGTAATTGTCAACCCAATCACCATTTCGTAGATAGGTTTCGCAATGTCTAATATAAGCAGATATTCCTGCTGCTTCTGCTTCAGCACCTTTTACTTTTCGGCGTATATTTCCTTTAGCAACACTGAGCAATTCTTTTTGAGTTTTAATCCACTTCAATACATTCTTTCTGCTGAATGTATCTTCATCTGGTTTGTCAAGAACAGTTTGATGTACATTAGCATACTTTGGAGGATTTTCTAATAATCTTTTCTCTCTAGCTTTTGCTAACCGTTCAACTGCTGCCGCCTTCTGTTCTGGCGACATTGGTTTTCTTGTCTTTTTGATTGGCATTATATCTTCCTCTTCTCATACTCTCAAATATTATTTAGTAACCAAATTCTTCTTTACGTTTTTCCATATTACGCTTGTATCTTCTGGTGGCTGCTGCTTTGTCTTTACGCTTTTTCTCACCTTTAGATGTAAAGAATGTTCTTTCCCTTAACTCTTGAAAGAATCCATCTCTCATTAGTTTCTTTTTCAATACACGCAATGCACCATTCACATCGTTATTTCTAACGGTGATGGTAGTTCCCTTGCCGTCAGCAAGGGTTTCACCACGTTTTTTAAAGTTTTTCTTTTTATTATATGACATAACTCTCCTCTATTGTATGTTCTTTTCTATATCTAGGGTGTTCTGCACGATGGCATCATCCTTGATATCCTGCTCTTTCACAGACGAATCAAGTTCTTCCCATGCTTTAGTAGACCTAATTTTAGATAGTAACATTTTGTCTTTCTTTAGACGGTTCATTAAAATCTTAGATGCTTCAGCGTCAGAATATTCTAGTAGAACATATACACGATATTGTGTACCATTCACGACTACTTCACTTTCTTTAACCTTATACCCAGCAACATCAACATCAGCAATGATGTTCTTTGTAGCAGTCTGTACTTCATTTAAGATAGATGCATCTGCATCTGTAGAACCAATCTTAGAAACAAAAGATTTAGTTTGACTTCTAACTCGGCCATTAATACGGTCTGCAAGAGTAGTCTTAGCATTCAGAATTGCAATGTCATTCGACAATTGTAAGTCTGGTGTTGCTGACGTTCCGACTGCATAAATCGCTGAGTCATCTTCTGGTGGTTTTGTAAACCACTTTGGCATTTCAGCAATCTGCTGAGTTACCAATTTATTTTTGTATTCATAAGTTTCCTTATTAACACCACTGCCTGGCGGTGGGGTATCCATCACCTCTACAGTTTTCATACTTGAGCAAGCACCCAATAGTGATGCCATCGCACCGACTAGTATCACGTTTTTAATCATTATTATTATACTCCTTTTAGTAAGTTAACGATTGTATCACGGAGTCCAGAATCGACAAACAAAGTCTGTCCTTCTGAAAGAATTTGAGGGTAGTAGACTCCAATACAAACACCCACCAAAATATAAAACATCATTTTAAACATCACAAGTTCCCAAACAAAATACTGAACACACTAGTTAAAGTAATACCACTATTATCATAATCACCATGTCGATAAGAAGTTGGGTCTGGATTGTAGCCGGGCCTAATTGGTTTAATTAGTTTGACAACATTAGACTCTCTGGTTTCAACTAGGACACCATCTATATAAACTCGTTCTGATATAACTTCTGGTTCTGACTTTGTTATGGTAACAACTTCGTTGTTAATTGGATCTTTCTTTGCTTGTTGCAAATTACATTGCATATCAGTTTCAGCGGTTAAGGTCTGTGGAGAAATCTTTCGGATAATCTCACTCTTTGCTCGTTCCTCAGCAAAGGCGCAGGCCTCAACCTGTGACATGGTTGGACTGAATACAAATTCCCCTCTGGTGGGATAATATCTATCTGCTATTTTGACTGTCATAGTTACAACACATTTTCTAGTGTCTTCTACATAATCAAAAACTTCTGTCTTGAAATTCTTTGTTTCCTCAATGGTCTGAATATACTTAGACTTCACTACATGATCATAATCACATGGTGAAGCGTGAACTGGATAACAACCACTCACAAGGCTTAACGCCGCTGTACATAATAATAAATTTTTCATCTTCTTAATACTACCATAAAAAACTAATTAAGTCAAGTCATTTATCTTAATTAGTTCAACCTCTCCATCTTTATCTTTTTTGGTTTGGATGTATCCACCCTTTTCAAGTTTCGTTAACATAGCATCTATAATGATAGGTGTAGCGTTAACTCTGCCATGATAAACTCCAATGTAATATGCAATTGCAATTACCACTGTACTAATTACTGCCATATCTGTAGGATTCATTATGCGGCCTCCTGCCAATCTTCATACGTTACAATATCTTCTAGTTTCTTGACTAATTCTTTCCCATAGTCAGTAAATAGAAGTCCTTTATCCCATACCCAACTTTCAACATCTTGACCATGATAAAACTTCTCATCTTGGGTCAACCACCTTAGAGCAGTTAACTCATCACCAGCACCTAAGTCGATAGTGTCTTGGATAAGGTTTTTAAAGTCTGCAATAGACTTTTCTTCTGCCCTCTTTTCGGCTTGAAAGTTCTCTTCACAAACCTTAGAAGCAGAATTAATCTCTGCATCCAACTCTGCATCAGTCATAGATGAGAAATCAAAAGAACGAGCATATGATTTACTATATGCATCTGCAATACAGTAGTAAGCACTTTCCTCAAGTTCAGTTCTCTTGAACTCGGCAAGAGTACCAGAGGGAACTCTATCGTTCCAATACGCTGTATCAGACGGTTCTACCATCGAACCCATCCAACAACCATCCTTCTTAGAAAACTCTTCAGCCTCTAACCTTTGAGCGTTGATATAATCAATTAGTGCTTTTTCCATAATATAGTTCCTTCTCTCATTTACTTGATCATAGTATCATGTTTTGATAACAAAGTCAAGGATTAATTTAAACTAATTTGGTATCCGTATACCCAATGACCATTATCTAGTGTAAAGACACATCTTTCGATATCTTTCAAATATACACACTTTTGTGGTATGCCATATTTATCACCAGTATTTTCACATAAATCAATTCCAGTAACTTTACCGATACCAAACTTAGTATCGACTTTTGTACCCTTCATAATAAATTTTGTATTCATAACATATTCCTCATTTCTTAACTCTACATAGAGATCATAACTTAAAATTAACCCAATGTCAAGTAGTTTTTAAGATATATTCCACTTTACTTCGACTTTACCTTTTTTCAGACAATCTGCAAGGTATTCAATATAGTTGATTGCAGACCTCTTTTCATCAGAAGCACCCTCAGTTAAATTGATAACTGCATTTTCAAGATTTTCAATCATAGACTTTTCAGCCTCACCAAAGTTCATAACAAACTGACCTTCGTTGTTTTCAACAAACATCTTCTTTTCTTTCCAATCTTGATAAAAATAACCCATTACGCATTCTCCATTTTCTTTGCAAGTTCTTCACATTCTTTTTCAGTAGCAACACCAACTAGAGTTGCAAGTTTTTCTAGTGTCTCTTGACCAGAAGATGTCATTCTGTCAAACTCCCAATATAAGTCAGCAACACATTTCGCAATTTTTAATTTATCCATTCTAATATTCCTTTGTCATTTCCATTAATTTAAAACCTTCTTCTGCAAGTATCTTTGCATCATCGTAGTGGGCGAACCCTTCTTCGTCTGCAAAGTCCATGCTGCTTGTGTAGTAGATGGTATCATTGTCGATATCAATATTGTGAGTATCCATCACATATTTGAAAGTCTTTGCAGTCTTGATGTTACCACCAACCAAATTGCCAGGCCCCTTGTAAATCTCAAGACCACCATTGTTCGCACCGATAAAAATTGTTTCCATGATTATTTCCTTTTCTCTCTTTTAACTCATCTTACTTGATCAATGTACCATGTTATTAGAGCAAAGTCAAGCAAAATCGACAAAAAAAGACAAAAAAAAACCCTGTAAAAACAGGGTCTTAGTAAGAAAGTTAAAAAAAGTTTAATATAAAACTTTAAATCCTTCGTGTTGTAGTCTTTTTTGTCTTCGTTCTAAATCAACCATGTCTACTGATTCGGATAGATATTTCTCTACTGATGACATTGTACTTCGTTTCCACCAGAGTTTTAATGACTTAATCATTTTTCTTTAACTCCTTTAGTTGAAGCATTACTGCTTTTGCTTCTTTGTGGTATCCTTGTTGATATAGTTGATGAGCAGCTTTAGCAGTACCTATGACCTCAAAATGACGTACCATGCGTTTCATTGATTTACTTGTATACTTTGATATTAAATCACATATCTCGCAAGTGTGTTGGTATGCTTGTGTTAGTACAGTCATTTCTGTTTCCTTCCCATAGTTAAGTAAAAATTGTGTGCATCATTATCTGTCATGTGCCTAACGTCATTTGCGTATTCTGTTCTAATAAATCTTACGATATTAGCATGAGAATTGGAACTTTCAAATAACTTTTTTAATCTATTTAACATTATATTTCTCCATAAAAAAAGAGGGGATTACCCCTCTTGCTTGTTCTCTTCTTTGGGTGGCATTGTTATAAAATGCCATTCCTCTTCTGTGTAAGGCCACATGGTAGTTTCTTATCCCTCTGATTTGAAATTGTTGTGAATGTAGTCTTTCAACTACACATATATTTATGTCAATAGTGTTGTCCTAAACACGCAAAACACTATTTCTTTTTTGGAATGGGTTGCGACTTGTTGTCGCTACTTTTGTCTTCTTTGAATTTTGGTTTTTCTCGCATCTCAAGTTGAGCACGAAACTTCTCTGTAACATTTGGATTGTCACACGATCTAATAAACATACTTATAGCAACATAAGAAAAACCTTTAAACATAAGTCTATCATTAACGTAGAATAATCCTGTCGAACCATCTATCACCAATTCATATTGATTATGTTTTATTTTCCTCATTCTGATACATCTTTATAAAATATTCTGCATCTACTACCACTAATGGTTTTTGATTGTTGCGTTTAATGAAAACCACAGGTTCATAGTCACCAGAATTTGCCTCTGCTTGTTCGTAAGATTTCCACACATTAAGTGTCTCTTGGTTCTTACACTCTATAGACAATGGAAACTTTTCTCTTGCAGCCCTTGCCATAATGAGGTCTTCTCCACCAGCACCCATACTTCGGGATTCTACATCTTCTGGGTGTACATTTAGGTGTTCGATTAGTTGGTCACGAACCCATTGCTGGAATCGTCTACCTTTAGCTTTCGCTGATTGCACTCTCACTAATATTCATCCTCTTCAAGATTTTCATCGTACAGTTCGTCTTCATCATCTTCTGTAATGGTGTAGGAGCAGAAAACACAATACTTAGGTTTATACGCTTCATGGTTCATTCCAAACGATACCGTGAATTCAACATCACACTCATTACAGTAGATAACTTTTTTACTCATACTTATTTATGCAACCTCATCATATGCATCATCCCAAGTTCCTACAAGACCAGCAACCTCATATTCGGTTACTCTGCCTTCAAAGAAATTAGTATGGTCTGCACCATTTAGTATCCACTCCAACCAAGGAAGTGGGTTCTCTTTAACTTTAAAGTTTGTTTTAAGACCAAGTTGTAACAACCTTCTATCAGTTATATATCTAACATATTGTTTTACTTCAGCAGCAGAAAGGCCTTCCATATCACCAATTTTGTAAGCAAGGTCTGTAAACTTATCTTCTAGTTTAACTGACTGTCTTGCCATCTCATATATATCATTCTTAAATTGGTCATCAACAATCTTAGGATGTTCAATACAATATTGTCTGAATAGTTTTGCATCACCCTCAACGTGAATTGACTCATCACGAATTGACCATTCAACAACCTTACCCATACCTTTCATCTTACCGAACCTTTGAAAGTTCAACAACATGACAAACGATGCAAAGAGAGCAACACCCTCATTGAATACAGTTTTAGCAAGTGCAAGTCCTAGACCACGAGCAGTGTTAACATTAGAATCCATCATAAAATCAATCTTATCTGCCATCTCTTGATATTCTAGAAAGGCATGATACTCAGCGTCTGATAGTCCAAGTGTCTCATTCAACAATGCATATGCACGTTGATGAATACCTTCTCTACTTGCAAATGAGCCTAACATATTTCTTACTTCATTATTCTTAAACTTGGGAATGAATTGGTCAAAATAGTTCTGTCCAACTGCTACGTCTGATTGTGTGAATAGTCTAAGGATATTAGTAATATATTCTTTCTCTACATCTGTAACCTTACCACCCTTCCAATCAGAAACATCTTCTGACAGGTCAATCTCATCTTCAATCCAATGAACTTTTTCATGTCTAGTTGTAATTTCAACTGCCCATGCATAGTGAAATGGTTTATATGTTTCACTGAACTTTAACAGTCCACCACCACCTTTTTTACGAAGCAACTCTGCACCGTGTTTCATAAGGTCATCATAACTACCAATTCTAGTTCCATCAACAAAAATCTGTGGTACAGAATTGACTCTACGAACTGTAGCGTCTTGACCAACTGTTTCGGTAATTCCATTGATAGACTGATAGAACGCTAGTCTTTCTTCTTCATTATCCATTAATTCTTCAGTGTAAGTAAACCCATGTTCACTTAACCACTTTTTTGCCATTCCACAGAATGGGCAATCACTTTTAGTTATTACTTTAATATCCATTTCATTCCTCTTTCTTTGTTCATTAATAGTCATATAGTTTCGTATTCTTCGGATCGATTAAAACAGTTTTACAATAAGCAGTCACCCTATCTTTAGGGTCTACTCTATCGGCATAACTGTAATTACCGTACTGTCTTGGTATCCTAGCGGCATAATATTGACAAGCATTAATACCAGTAAAATACATAGGGTTAGGTTGTATCTTTCGGAACTCTCCTGTTCCGATAACAACTACTAACATAAATGCGTGTATCATTATATTTCATAATACTCTATCCTTGACAGGCAACACACTCATCTTGAGTCATATCACCCACTGCACCTTGTACTGGCGGGGTCAGTCCACAAACTTCACCATCTCCAGCATTATCATAATCTTTAAGAGCATCCCTCTCTACTTTAGCCGATACGTTCTCGGCACGTTGTGTGGATTCTGTTCTTAAATAATATAATCCTTTACATCCTTCTTTCCATGCATTAAAGTGTACTTTATGTAGGTACTTCTTATCTGCACCAGCAGGGAAGAATAGATTCAATGATTGACCTTGACATAACCAGTTCTGTCTTTCTCCACCTTGAGTTACAAGGATTTGTTGGTCAATCTCTATTGCTGTTTTGAAAACATCTTTAACTTTTTGGTCAAGAAATTTAAGATGTTGTACTGAACCACCATTAGTAATAATGTCTGTCCATACTTTATCTGTGTTCTTACCAAGTTTTTCTAGTATCTTCTCTAAGTACTTATTCTTTACGAGATGAGAACCAGCCCGTGTTCTATGAGTATATGCATTTGCTTTAGATGGTTCAATAGATGGGGATGTTCCAACAATTATACTAGAATTGGCATTAGGGGCAATCGCCAACAAATGTGCGTTACGTCTACCAGTACCCTCCATATCGGGTGCCTCACCCCTTTCTAGACCCATTCTCTTACTTTCATCAACTGCTTCATTCTGTATATATTGGAAGATAACTTTGTTCCATACGTTTGCCTGATAATCCTCAAAAGGAATATTCTTCTGGTGTAGGAATGAATGCCACCCCATTGCACCAAGTCCAAGACTACGTTCTTGTGTTGCAGAGAACCTTGCACGACTAATTTCATCACCAGCATTTTCAATAAAGAATTGTAATACATTATCAAGAAAACGTGTAAGGTCACGAATCATTGTTGTACCACGCCACGCATCAAAGTGTTCTAGATTAACTGAAGACAAACAACATACAGCAGTTCTATCATCAGAAGTTGGTAGATGAATTTCATTACACAAATTAGAACCATTAATTTTCAAACCCTTGTCTTTCATGGTCTGTGGTAATGCACGATTAGCTGTATCAATAAAGTTTAGATATGGTTCACCTGTTCTAAATCTTGTCTCTAGAATTTGTTCCCACAGCTTCCTTGCTCGCATAGTCTCACGAACTGTACCATCATGTGGGTCAATTAAATCCCACCATTCATTTCTTTCTACTGCTCTCATAAAAGAATCAGTAATATTTACTGCATGGTGTAGGTTTAGGTTCTTACGATTTACATCGCCAGTAGGTACTCTCATGTTTATAAATTCAATAATATCTGGATGGTCAACATTCATATAAGCAGCGTATGAACCTTTACGAGTTCTACCTTGACGGTATGCTGTCATGTCTGCATCTACCGTATGTAGGAAAGGCATTGGGCCCGGCGCTTTATTTGATACTGCACGAACATCACTCCAATGTCCACCAACACCACCACCCTTTACTGACAACCAACGTAACTCAGCAGTATGGTCAATTAGACCTTCAAGTGAATCTGGTACATAGGTAAGAAAACAAGAAATAGGAAGTGCCTTTGGTTTCTTGCCGGGCATTGGTGCATTCGACAATACAGGCGATGCGAACATAAACCAACCCTTTGAAACATAATCATAGATACGTTGTGCTAATTTCATATCACCATAACAATAAGCAGCTGCAGCTCTAGCAAATGCGTGTTGTGGAGAATCTTCTTCGTCATTACAATAGTAATCTTTTAGTAATTTACTTGCTTGTTCTGATAACAATTTGTCTCTGTTAAGGTCAATAGACACACCTAGATATTTCTTTCCCACCATCATAGTTGGGAACTCCACGACTGCTGATTCCGGCATTGATTAATACTCCTCATATTCTTTTCCAGTTTTGATAATTTACTTTCGCCTCTAGATCTTGAAACGTATTACTATGTATTACTTTCCGTATCTCTACAAGCGACATTCCAGACAAAAACATATCATTAATGTCTTTTTGTTTAATATAGTCAGGCCAAATTACAACACGATATCCGTCTTCAATACATCGTTCTAATTGAGCACAAACTTGAGCATTTCTTGGTTCATTATCTGGAACAAGAACTACTTTCTCTTTATACTTAGGTAATCGTAAGTCGCTTTGAGCAACTGCGATACCGTTCTCAAGGAATAGACTATCAATGGGGCCTTCCACGACCATAACGTCATTAGACCAATCCACCCTGTCCATACCAAATATTTTTTGCTCATCTTCATCAAGGATGATAGTAATGTATTTTGGTTTTTCTTTTCCAAACGCTCTCCCTTGGTAAGCGAATACTTCACCCTTAGAATTACGAAATGGTATTATCATTCTAGGATGGTCACTATTTAAAGTAACACCAGAGAACTTATTAGGAACTAATGAATTAGTCCATTCATAAAATTTATTACACAAATAGATATCAGCAATGCTAGATTCTGGTAATTTTCTATGTTCGATGAATTTGTAAGCAGGGTGTTCTGAACCAAGTTCTCTAAACGATTTGAGATTTGATAGAACGCCTTTCTTCTTAAAGACAGGCTTAGGGATATTGAATATCGGATTGGCGACATTACCCCCTCGACCATTTGCTGTATATCCTTCCTTGTATCTTTCAAGTGTGTACTCCTTGTGTAAATTAGCGTCAACGTGTTTAATAAGGTTAGAAAGATTTGTACCGTAAGCACAGTTGTGACACTTGAAGAATAAATCATTCTTCTTACGATATACAAATCCTCTTGCCTTGTTCTGGTGTTTATGCGAATCACCACAGTAAGGACAACGGAAGTTGTACAGATAATCGCCTTTCTTTTTGAATTTACCTAATCTAGACGATAAAAGATTAAGGTATTTCAGATCAATATAACATGACATAATATAACCATTATATAAGACATTCGGTAAAATGTCAAGGGATTTCTACATTAAAGATTTGATGTATAGATTCAAAACCTATAGCACCATAATATAACCATTATATAAGACATTTGGGGTAATGTCAAGGGATTTCTACATTAAAGCTGGAAGTAACTCAGTTAATGCAAAACCTATTACAATAGATCCACCTATAATTAGATATCTCCATTTCTCTAGAACACCCACTCTTTGCGATAGTTCTTCACGCAATTTTAAAAACTGTTCAGTCTCTTTTGCGTTATGTGAGTTCATGGCATCGTGAAGTCTACGTTCCATGTCACCCATCTGTTGAGAGGTTTCTTTAGCGTTAGACGTAATACGACTGTGTAGTTCTTGAACAGTGTCTTTAAACTCTCTCTCTTGATCTTCCAATGCTTCTTCCTGTCTTATTAGTTTTTCTTCGTGGACAGCCATTATCGTATGTAATGCTTGCGACACATCGGCGATCTTTTCTATAGCAGAATCCAACCTTAGATGAATTTGTTTCATCTCAGTAACTTCTCTTTTTAGAAGTTCTACTTCAGTTGTTAAATCCTTTACCATTATTTACTTACTTCAACCTCTTCGTTTCTTTTTCTGTGACCATTCCATGCAACAAAACCACCAAGTCTCAAAGCATAGTATGCTAAGTAGTTTAGGAAGTGAAAACCATTTTGCTCAATATTTATATCTCTGAAGATTTGGTCTGCTTGTTTTTGAGTAATCTTACCCATAGTTTCTTTCTGACCAGATTTAAGTAGAGTTGCATACTTGTAAGCGTAATCGTGTACAAGTCCACCCATAAGCAAGACGCCTGTTGGTGACAACCATGTGTGTAAGAACTTAGGAATAGATGCTCCGTCAAATCTGAAACCCTGTGGGATAATATATTTTTCTCCCATAATGGTGTATGACCAATCGTCTGCAACTTCCCAATGTCGAGTGCCAGTTAACCACATCCATATTGCACCCCAAAATCCTTTGCCAGATGTTGGTATTGCAATTGGTCTTAGTTGTGGCATAACATTGTATTCAAACCCTATTCTTTTGTGTTTGTTATCTACACCACACATATTGATAATAAAACCTACTACAATTAATATACCAACTACAGTAAATTGCCACCATGTGATCGCTAAATCAATAACGACATTAATCATCTGTTCCATCTATCTTCTCCTCTGACGGTTTTACCGCCTCCTCATAATAGAGTATAATTTGTTTTTGTTGTTCAATATACCTTCTTAGTTCTGCAAAGTTCTTTGATAGGTTTTCATAGTCTTTCACTGATATTGCGATATATGAGTCTGCACCATTTTTCTTTTTAAACTCTACCATAAACTCATCAAAGTTTTCGGAAGGGGAAACTACATATATTTTAACATCATTTAATTGTACTTGTTTTGGATGCGATACAGTAGGTATGTTTCTTTCAACAATCTTTGTTACTGTAACAATTTCTGGTTCAAGTTTAAAAGTACTACAACTACTCAGTAGGAGTGTTGCTAGTAATAGACTTGAGATCATCCCAAAGTTTATCTGTCGCATTTTGCATCCTCTTTTCAATCAGCCCAGGCTTCTTATTTGCAAGATGGGTTAGATTATGTTTATTTAATGTAGCACGCAATTCATCACCATATTTTTCTGCGACTTGTAAATCAGCATTTAATGCGTCTGCTAATTCATTTAATCTTTTTGCGTTATTACCCATCTGTTCGATGGTCGCTTGGTTTTCTTCATTTGCTACTTCTAGTTTGGCGTTATTAGATTGCAATACTGCTATTTTTGCTTGAGTTGTATCGTAGTAATACTTGGCGCCATATCCAGCGGCGCCAAGTATACCAACTATTATTATAATAGCGTAAAGTTTTAACATTAGTCTTCTTTTTTCCACATAGTCCAAGCACCATAAACAATCGCTCCATAAGCAGCGTACTGTGCAAGACCACCGAACATAAGAATAACTACACCCACAGCAATGAGGGCAGCGCCATCCAAAGAAGTTCTTTCTGTCAATCTGTTTTTAATCCAAGAAATCATTTTTTCTCCTTAGTTTTTTTACCTGTTCAAAGGCAAGTTTGGGGTTGGTTGTTTTAAAGTCCTTCTTACGCATAATTGTTTTCGCAACAAGTTCTAACTCACCACCCTTTAGATTTAATGCAAATGGCATATTTACGTCAGTTTGCATATCGTTAAGCACCGCTTCGGCATCTGGCCCAAGTTGTGCTATCTTCTTACCAAACTTTTTGAAAGATTGTTTGAACATACGAACTAATTCTGCAACAGTTATTTGTCGCTTGTTTCGTGCATCATTCACTCTATCTAGGAAGTGTCTGGTAAATTCTACATCTATACCAACAGACGCATACAGTCTGTCAGCGTATTTCTCTACACCATCTAAGTCCTTTTTAGAGATCTGTTTGCCACTGGCAGATGCATTTAAATCTGCAATGGGCATCATCTTCATCATAGGAATTGATTCGTTATGTTGAGAAAACGTATACATGATAGTATTCGGTTACTTCATTGCAAGACCAACCAGTTTCATAAACTGTGCCTTGCCCCCATTGTCAATCATATCTACTATCTTTTTCTTGTTAGCAGTGTTGACTTTATCATGTATTTGAATAATAGCAGAAGCAGTAAACAAGTCTACTTTCAACGAACCATCCTTCAATTTAATTTTGTTGTGTTGTTTGTTTTTCACGATGTTTTTCAAAACGTCAAAGTTTCCCTCAAGAAGATATTCTCTGTTGAAATCTTCAATCTGTTCTTTGACTTGGTTTTGCAACTTAGACTTACGACTCGCTTTAAGAGTTTCCATTCTTTTCAAGAAATTCTTTGCTTCTTTCCTTCGTCCATCGTACATATTCTTTTTCTTCTTTTTGACAACGACTGTAGATGAATCATCACCAGCACCAGCAACGCCAGCAGTAGTCATATCTTCATTCTTTATTCCTAGAGTCGGATCATCATAGAACTTTTGCATAATGTCATTAAATTGTTTTGTCATTTTTATAAATCCTCTATTCCTATCTCTGTTATGTCCTCAGCACTAACAAATATTTTACTTTGTGTTGGCATATGGACAACTGAAAAGATATCCACTCCTAAGATTGTGTCTGAAGGACTAGTCGATTCAAATGTTTGAACCTCATCTCCAGCAAGTGCGTTTGGTGTTTCTGCGTCATCATCGTCTTTAAATATATCATTATTTAGTTTGTAAATACCTTGTGGTAATTTACCATCATCTAAAGTGACTTCCTCAGATATTGTATTATCAAGTTCATAACCCTGTTCATTTAGATATTTAAGAAACTCTTTCTCAAACACCTGTGGGTCAACAACTTCCTCTTTTAAGGTATCTTTTAACAGGAAAAGAGCGGCAGCATATGTACCAACCTTTGTTCTCAATCCAGGCACTTTCTCAAATATTCTTTTGATATTAAATACTAGTTTATGGAGAGTAGAGTAAGCGTTCTTTTCTTTTACTGTTCTTAATGTGGTAGGTTTGTTGGTGCCAGGCTCAGTAATACGCAACCCCTTGTCATCAATGATGCCAAGCTTATACGCCTCCTGTTTATTGAATGGCGTTACTAATAACTTAATAAATCTATAAGTTATAAATAAATCAATCGCACTACCCATTAAATCTTCCTTAATATTTCTGTTACGTTTTCATCTTCTTCTATCTCTGGTAACTCCCCTTCGGGAATCATATGTAGAAATAAAAGAAAACTTTTCACCTGTGACCAATGTAACTTCTCTATCTTAAAAAACAATAAGGTAGAAGCCGCATCAGCGCCAAATACATTATATAGTACTATAATATGATTCAATATCAATCGTTCCTTTAGTATACCTTGGTCTTCATACTTTCGTAGAAGTCGTTTAATATACTTGAACCGTTTCAAATCATCATAAAACTCTTTTTCACCCTCACATTGTGGATTATCATAATGCTTAAGAGCAAACATCAGAACATTTTCTGAAGTGATCTTTTTAAACATAATTAATCCCTATGATATATTAGCAAGAATCCTATGTGTTCCACCAGAAGTTCGTTCCCAAACAAAATTTATTGAACGACCAGATTCTTTAACATCATCAAATTCATCATATGGAGTATCACCAGACTTACCGAACATACCACCTCTTTGTGTAATTGGTAGTGACATTTCGCCACTTTCAGTGGTAAATTCAACATCGCCGAATTCAATTCCAAATTTCATTAATTGCTTTTTCATTTCTTGAATTGCATGGTCTGGTACAAGATATTCCTTCATAGATACTGCACCGACAAAAGCATTCAATTTTTCAATTGTAGTGTCAAGAGACAAATCAGCAAGAGCACCCATTTCTGTTTCGATAACAGCACCATCGTTAGTAGTCTTAGACGCTTCTTTTATGTGTTGTTTAAAGTTCTTCACGCTATATCTCCTTCATCTTCATCAAAACCCTTATCCATATAAATTTCTTGAAGAGGTTGTGGTTTTTTCTTTATTTTAGTTTTTTCAACAGATGCAATAGGTTCGACCTTAACAGGTTTTACTTTTTCTATGTAAGGAACACCACCAGCACCGTATCTTGTTATTGTATCACTCATAATATCTCCTATGCAAGCGTAGCGTTTACGTTAGAAACAACATACCACTTACTGTTAGTAAATAAACATATAACAGACTCACCTTGAGCATTCAAAGTAATCTGGTTAGCAGCAGTTGTTGAAGTACCATAGTTAGTAACTGTTATTACAAAACTTGAACCAGTTGATGGTGCAGTTGTCATTGTAATAATCTTGATTTGACCGTTAGTACCGTCAGCAAGAGTACCAGTTGCAGTAGTACTGTTAGATGCACCCGACAAGTTAACTTGTGTAATTGAACTTGATGAGTTTGGTGCAGTTGAACCAGTAATAGTTTGTACAGCATCATCCAACGCAATATATGTTGGGATGTTGTTAAACAAGTTCGCTATGCTAATCTTCTTGTTAACTGGTGTACCACTTGGGTCATCAATAACGTGAAGTAGGTCTTCTGAAGCAACACCAGAACCTAAGTTGGTTAGTGCTGTAATTTTCTTATCTGCCATTTTATTTTCTCCTTGTTAAACCATCAACTTAATACAGAGGCTACTGCATTATCGTTTGAATCCTTCTTTCTTTTTTTGGATTCGGATGGGATGCTACTGGCAACACTCTTATCGTTACCACCACTTAATTCATTAATAAATAAGTCGCATTGTTGAATTGCTCCACTTAGTGCATATATTTGTGCAGTTAAGTTTTGCTTCTTTATTTCCAGTTCATTGAGCTCTGCCTTGATTTTCGCAAGGTCAGAGTCCAATGTCTGTTTTCTAATTTTAATCTCAGTCTCAGTCAAAGTTGACATAATCTAATCTCCATTATCTAATAAATTATATAATTACTTATACGTTCTCTGGTGTCACAATATCTTCACCATCACCACTCATTGAAGAGGCAGCGACAAGTGTTTCGTATTGTACACGACCAGCACGACCACCAGTACCTACGGTTTTCTGAACCCAACCAACGTGAGAGATTTCACGACTCATGTTAGCAACAGTTCCACCCAAACCAAGATTAGCAATACCAGTTGATGTCACACCAGTTAACTTGTGTGCAGTACCACCACCAGCAACAGCAGAGATAACAATCTTAGTACCAGCATTGGCATTAACCAAAGTAGTAGCAAGTGAAATTCTGTTAGTAGTTGCAGACTTTATAATAAAGAAGGCAGTTGCATCAGTTAATCCAGCAATATCTGTACCACCAGAACCGTTAGTGTATGTGACTAAATCACCAGTTTCAACAGCAGCGTAGAAGTTTGCAGAGACAACATATTCGTTATCAGCAACAACTGCAACAGCACCGTCTGTAAGGTCAAGTGTTTCAGCGGCAGGAGCAGCAACCGTAAAGGTTGGTGCAGATTGATAATCAGAACCTACGTTTGTAACAGTGTAACTCTTAACTTTACCAGAAGAAACTACAGCAGTAATAGCAGCAGTATCACCAAGTAATTTTTGAGCGTTATTACCTGTACCAGTTAAGTTGATTGCAGTACCAGCATTTGCGTTACTAAGACTAGAACCAAGTTTGAAAGTATTCACACCTGTACTAATAACAAAGTATGCAGTAGCATTTGCTAGACCAGCAAGTGCAGTTCCACCTTCATGCGTGTAGGTAACTTTTGTACCAGTTTGCATATTGTGGTTAGCAAGTGTAATAGTACTAGTTCCAGTTGTAACAGTTGAAGTTGCAAGAACTCTTCCAGTTGGAGCTGCAACAGTAACAGTTGGTGCAGACACATGACAAGTTCCCTCTAATGTTGAAACAGCAGATGTTACGTTATCAATACCAGAAATAGATTCAGCACCACTTACACCATAAGTGTTAGTTTCAAAACCTACAGGTGGTCTAGTTTTAGTAGCAGCAACACCACTTTCAGTTCCATCAGCAGCAGTAGTTAGTGTCATCCCTGTGTTTGTTTTACCAACAAAGTTTTGAGCGTTATTACCTGTACCTGTTAAACCAACAACAGCACCACCAGCAGTTTCAGATAGTGTGAAAGTATTTGCATTGGTGACTGCTTTGATGAAATAGATTTGTCCATCATTAAGTCCAGCAATCTTAGTACCAGCACCCTTATTGTAAGTAACTTCTTGGTTAGCGGCGTAACCGTGAGAAGTCATAGTAATAGAATTCGCACTAGTAGTTACAGCAGAAGTTGCTACAACTCTTGGTGGTTGAATATCTAGAACCTTATATGATTTTCCTCCATTAGATATGATAGTATCACCAACACTAATTTCGGCCTTATAGACAGTATTAGCGGAGCCTTGAACGACTGCGCTGTTATTTGTAAATGTGTGGGTGCCTGTCAACGCAGACCCATCATTCATGCTCCATAATGGCATTTTTATTCTCCTAGTTTATAAAATAGAATTATCTCTTCTATTTATGTGTTTTAATATCCTAATTCTTTAAGTTCAGAGATTGTGCGTGAAACATTGGTATGATGTATCCCCACACCCCCAGCAGATTCCCACTCATCAATGTTCTTCTTGTAGTCATCAATAAGAATATTAGATTTATTGTTAATCATAGCAAACTTTCTCTTATCAGCCCGTTGAACGAGGTGAATTCGACTTCTTTTAGTCAACTTAGCATTAGTCTTTAACCATGCAAGTTTCCCCTTCTGGGAATTTGGGTCTTTAGAACTGTATGCTGAAAGAATGTGAGCATCATGTTTATCAATCATACTCCACAACCTTTGAGCACCACTCATCCAATCCAAGTTCGCCCAAAAGTCTTTAGTACCAGAGATAGTCTTCCATTTCTCCTTTTTATCGGCTTTGGGAAATGGAACACCAAGTACTTCTTCAGCCCTCGCTATGAAGTTGCAAAGAACTTGATCCATATCACAGTAAATGATAGCACCATCTTCTTTTGCCTCAATAATATCGTAAACTTCATAGAACTTTTTCATTATACAGGCTTATTCTTTGACTCTTTGACTTTAGGCATTTTAGGATCAAGGTCAACCTTGGTCATAACTTTACCAGTAGCAGTTTTTCCTTTAGTCTTTGATGGTTTTCCATCATCGTCTGTACCGTCACCGTCCTTGTCATTTTCAAGGTCTTGAGATTCTTTCTTAGCGGCTTCTTGCCAAATACCAAGAACAGTTTCTTTCATAGACTTTGAAATTGCCTTACGTCTTTTATGTAAGAACTTATCAGACGAATCAACATCTCCATCGTTGTCAATGTCTTGATCTTTACGGTCTT